AGCAGGTCGTTGTGCCCGCAGAAAATGGAGAAAAGTGTTTTTACCCTAATTGCAGTATAGGTAGCAAACTAAAAGACAAAGACGCATGTGTAACTTGGCGCACTAGCGTGCCTTTAGAAAAGATATATAAACAATTTCCTCCAGTAGTTAAACTAGCTATCCAAGAAAATTGTTATGACTACGAAAGACAATACCAAAAAATGGCATTTGACTTTTATTTGCACCCCGAGTGTGCAGCCGAGTGGGGCATGCAGTTAATAAAAGACGCCCTAAATTCAAACGACAGAGTAGGTAGAAGATTAAGTAACCGCGAAAAGGAGTGGGGACGATATGACGAAGAGTAAACGAGACTACAAAGCTGAGTACGCTAAGTATCAGGGTACAGAAGAGCAAAAGAAGAACCGTGCAAAACGTAATGCTGCTCGACGCAAAGCGACACGACAGGGCAAGGTTACCAAAGGCGACGGTAAAGACGTAGCACACAAGAAAGCTATAGACAAAGGTGGTAAGAACTCTGATGGTACTAGAGTAGAAACAGCCAGTCGCAATCGTTCTTTTAAACGTGATTCTAAAGGGAATTTAGTTTCAGAAACTAGTAAACGTGAACGTAAAAAGAAGACGTCTAAAGCATGAAGATAATTAATGATAGGGCTATCGTATTAAAAACTAGACGGCCTCACCTAGTAACGGAAGAGGCAAGCAACTATAAAATTTTAGAGGAGGCCGAGGGTGTTTACAAGATAGCGATACCGTGGGGGTTGCAAGAAGCTCAACTACTTGCCAAGTTAAAAGTAAAAGATATACCTTCTCCCATGACGCGTGACTATCAATTCACGGGTAGGTATGAACCTTTTGCTCACCAAAAAGAAACGTCTGAGTTTTTGACTTTACATAAAAAGTCTTTTTGTTTTAACGAACAAGGTACAGGTAAAACTGCTAGCGTAATATGGGCAGTGGATTACCTGATGCAGCAGAACAAAATTAACAGGGTATTGGTAATATGCCCTCTATCTATTATGAAATCAGCATGGCAAGAAGATTTATTTAAATTTGCTATGCACCGTACTTGTTCTGTAGCGCACGGTACTTCTACACAACGAAAGAAAATAATCGAAGCCGGGTCTGAGTTTGTCATTATAAACTTTGATGGAGTAGCGGTAGTCAAAGAAGAAATTATGAAGGGCGGCTTTGACATGATTGTAGTGGACGAAGCTAATGCGTATAAAAACGCACAGACTAACAGATGGAAAACACTGCGTGACATAACCGCTAATACACCATGGCTTTGGATGCTTACTGGTACGCCAGCAGCTCAATCACCCGTAGATGCTTTTGGTTTAGCCAAGTTAGTCAACCCGGAGAACGCACCTAAATATTTCGGGCAGTTCAGAGACAAGGTTATGCAAAAAGTCTCACAGTTCATATGGCGACCTAAACCCGACGCTGACAAAATAGTACACGAGGTATTACAGCCAGCTATTCGCTTTGAGAAAGACCAGTGTTTAGACCTTCCTCCACTTACTTATGTAGAACGAGAAGCTCCTCTTACTAAACAACAGGCTGCGTATTACAAACTTTTAAAAGACCGCATGACTATGCAAGCAGACGGAGAGCAAGTTACTTCGGTCAATGCTGCTACTAACTTAAACAAACTCCTGCAAATATCAGGCGGGGCAGTTTATTCAGACGACAAAGAAGTTATTCAGTTTGATGTAAGTAGCAGGTTAAAAGTAATCAAAGAAGCTATTGATGAAGCGTCTAACAAAGTCCTGGTGTTTGTGCCTTTTACTCATACTATAGAACTGCTAGAAGAGTTCTTAACAAAAAATAAAATACCGTGCAAAGTAATCTCAGGTAAAGTAACAGTTAATAGGCGAAGTGAAATAATCAAAGACTTCCAAGAGACGGATAAAGTTCAAGTGCTTGTCATTCAGCCTCAAGCCGCGTCACATGGTTTAACTTTAACCGCTGCTAATACTGTTATTTGGTATTCTCCCGTCACCAGTGTAGAGACGTACCTACAAGCCAACGCTCGTATTGACAGGCCGGGACAACACAACCCAATGACTGTTGTACATATACGCGGTAGTGAAGTTGAGACACGCTTGTACAATATGTTGCGGTCTAAGGTAGATCATCACCACAAGATAATCGATTTGTATAAACAAGAATTAAATACTTGACAATGTAAAAGTGTTTGCTAAACTGGCTCTCCCCCTAACAAGGAGCGACAGTATGAAAGAGACGCCGGACAAATTGACCGAAATTTATATTAAGATGCGCGAAGCTATAAAAGTTAAAGAAGATGAGATAAAAGAAATTAAAGTTCAGCAAGATAAGATTAATCAGAAGATGTTGAAGATTTGTGAGGACCAAAACTTAGACAGCTTAAAGACACACGCTGGGACTATTTCTCGTAGGGTACATACTAGCTACTGGCCCAGTGATTGGGACAAGATGCACGAGTTTCTTAAAGACAATGACGCCTTACACTTACTAGAAAAACGTGTTCACAACACAAACATGCGGGAGTTTTTAGAAGCTAACCCGGATGTAGCACCTCCAGGTTTACAGGTAAATAGAAAACATACTATTACTGTACTTAAACCACGTAAAAAATGAAACGTTTGCAAACGCAAGAAGGGTGTTTCATACATCCTACAACATACGAGCCCCTGCGTTTTATAGAAGTTGTAATAGTGGATAGCGGTAAGCTATCAAGAAACTACTACAAAGACGACAAGTTAGTATGTTGGTCTTTTGACTGCGACTTTCCAGATAACGGAGTGCTTGAAGGCAATGTGCAGGCTAGTCGTTGTATGGATTGCTCGAAATCTATAAAGGCCGGACAGAACAAAGGTGGAGCAGCTTGTAAGTACTTTACTAATATTAAAGTTGCTTTTCCTGAAACAGATTTTCTTTATGAACTTAGGCTAGGCGGGTTAAGTTTATTTTCAAAAGAAGACAGCAAGATGAACTTGTATAAATACATAGAACATCTTGAGCGTAACCGAGAGCACGTCGGTAATGTGCTAACCCAGATATATTTTGTACAGCATCGTAGCTTTTACAAAATGTACTTTAAACCGGTTCGACCTCTTGCCGAGGATGAACTTATAAACATACAGCAACTAAACCAAGTTGCAGAAACAAACCCTTTTAAGGAGCAAGATATGGCAAACCCAACTCACGTAATTAAAGACGTAGTTGCACAGTACCCACGTATAGACAAACCCTACAAATGGGATGACGCACAAGGTAGAAGTGTACCGTGTGATGCAATGGAAGACGGGGCGTCTTATGATTTAAGTTTTAAAATGGAAGAAAAACAAGCCAAAGAAATACATGGCTTAATGGAAAAGGCTTGGAAGGAAAAGTGTGCAGCAGATAGCTCGTTTCCTAAAAATCAAAAACTAAAAGTAAAATTTAAAAAGCAAGACGATGGAACTTTTATAGGTAAGACTAGTCTAAAAGCTGCGTACAGTGGCAACTCAACATCTATAGAACAATTTGACTCGAAGAACAAAGTTTTAGAGCCAGGGTTTCAACTTACTACAGGTAGTCTAGTAAGTATAGCAGTCGAATTTTTTCCTTACAAAATGAACGGTGGTGGTGTATCACTTAGGCTACGCGGTGTACAGGTTAAGAAGTACATACCTTACAAGCCAGCGTCCCCATTTGAAGTAGAAGAAGATGGGTTTACTGCAGACGAAAGAGAAGGATCGTCTAGTCCGTTTACTGCAGATGATTCTGATGATGGGTTTGAATCTTCGACTACCTCTGAACCTGATCCGTTTGACGACGAAGATGAGGAACCTATAAAAGAACCAGTCAAACGCAAAAAGAAAAAAGACATTGTTGAAGAAGATGATGACGACATAGAAGATATTATTTCGTCATGGGGAAGTGATGACTAATGAGCTATGGTTATACGACACGGATCGACAGTCTTAACCGCGAAGCTGACCAATCTCTTCTGGGGGTTAAACTTGGCAGGGTATGTATTAAGCACGACATGCCCGTTGCTGAGTTGTCCTCCCAGTTGGGGGTTAGTAGGCAGACTGTATATAACTGGTTTATTGGTATGCACGAGCCTAGCAATGAGCTTACACCTTTCATAGAAGCGTTAATAAAAGAGTATAAATAATGCAAACCTTCGATCTCATAGATTACGTCGTCCCCAGAGGCGGCATATATAATGTGATCGGCATGAAAGACGGTAAACTTATACCAAAGTTTACTAATAGTTTAGAAACAGCATACGAAATATCCGAAGAATTTTCTGAGCAAAACACAGATGTCTATTTTGCTTTAGGTAAATTAAAGGAGAAAGGCAACAGAAAAGTAGACAACGTAGAGTCCCTCGGAGCTATATGGCTTGACATCGATTGCGGTGCGGGCAAAGCAGAAGAGATAGAACCTTCTACGGGTTTACCAAAGGGATACGCTAGTCAAGCAGAAGGCGCGAAAGCGTTGAAGGTGTTCTGTGAGGTTGTGGATTTACCCGAACCTACGATAGTGAATTCAGGATATGGTTTACATGTCTACTGGGCTTTTACCGAAGAGGTGCCTACAGAAAAATGGATACCTATAGCTCAACGGCTAAAGGAAATATGCGTCACTCAAAAATTTTATGCCGATCCAAATGTGTTTGACCCTGCTCGTATACTACGAGTACCAGGCACATATAATCAAAAGAAAGCTACACCTAGGTTAGTAAAGGTAATTAATGTAGCACCCGAACGCCACGCACCTGACACCATACGTGAATTGTTAAACGTAAATTCAGACGCGGTGGTAAAAAAACCAAGCGTTCAAACTGTTTTAGACCCGTTGCAAAAACTACTTGCACAAAATCAAGACTATAAATTTTCTAAAATAATTAGTAGGCAAGACCCTTGTTTACAATTAAAAGACAGTCTTATGAACCGTGCAACTCTGTCTGAACCTCGGTGGTTTAACGCTCTTTCTGTAGCTAAGTTTTGCCAAGACGGTAGCAAAGCTATACATACCATATCTCAAGGTCATCCTGACTACAATTTTCACGCCGTAGAGAGAAAGATTATAGGTATAAAAGGAGCGCATTCTTGCGAAGAGTTTGAAAGAAACAACCCTAAAGGTTGTGACGGTTGCGTCCACAAGAAAAGTAAAGAAATAAAAGGACCGTACAACTTGGGGCAGGTTGTAAAGAAAGATCGCACAAGCCCTATTAATAAGTTTGAGCCTTACTTTAGGGGCGAGAAAGGGGGTGTGTACAAGATGCAGGGTGAAGATCCTAAGCTTGTATACGAACATGACCTATATATAAAGAAGCAAATGTGGGACTCAGAAGAAGGGTTTGTATCTGTTTTTAGATTCCATTCTCCGCACGATGGGGTTATTGAGTTTACTGTACCTAACGAGAGTTTAGAAAAACGCTTACTACTTAGAACCCTTGCTCACTACGGCGTAGTTAC